CTGTGTTTTAGTAAGTTACAATATACAATACAATGGGCCGACTCAAACCACACTGCACGTCATATCTTGATTGGTGATCAACCTCCCCTAAATAGGGGTACCGCACGAGGACGGCATCTATGCATGCAAAGCCTATACAAATAATACAAAATATGAAAAACATTAATTTACACGGTATCCATATACATACAACCCTATTCAACTATATACAAAAACCCCATCGGGTCAACGGGGTGGACTTATTAAGGAAAGTCCGAAACCTAATATTCAAAGCACTCGATGACAGGTTCCTCAATTTGGGGACCAACAAAATTGTCATCGTATTTGCTCTTCCATCTCACAACACCTTCATCATAGGAAACATCCAATTCAGTACAAAGGTGCGTGATACCAGCACGCTTGGCAACTTCTTGCATTTGCCTGCGTCTGGTTTCATATACTTCTCGACCATGATTGAACCACTCACGAAGAGCAGTATCAATATTAACAGCACTTGCGTGCTCCTCGGTCAAGGGTGCGTTTTTACCCCTGAGATAGCAATGCAACATTTTGAAACATGATTTATCAACCAATGCCCCAACATGCACACCTAAATCAGGGTGATACACACTCTTTCTCTTCAAAAATTCAAATTCTTCAGGAGGTAGAAAATCCAACAACCTGCTCTCCTTATCTGGCATGGTGTACGTTTGACCGTACTTAGCCAAAAACTCAGAGGCACCTTTGATCGTGAAATTGTCTATATCCTTGCTTACGGATCCAATATTATCATCACCATAAGTAACGAGTTTGACAAACTCACGAAATCTCTTGCGCTCTTCGAAAGAGGCCGATGGATTATTATGGTAAAAGAAGCAACGCAAATTCAAGCTACCACAGATTCCATTGATAATAACTGTCAAAGAGTTTCCACTAATGTGGGTTCCTTCAGTTAAACCAATTAGATCACCATTGTAAGCAATAATAGCATACACAATATCTCCTGTCATAGCTTTCATAATAGTCAAATCCTCTTCCGTATAATCACACTCTCTGGCAAAATCAATCATAATACGAAGCGCGGCAAAGATCAACTGAGATGGCAATTTCTGGTCGTATTTACCATAGTCACCACCAATAAGTCGGTCCTCGCCAAAA